AGATATTTTGTCTCTGAAAAAAACTCTATAACCTCCTCATAGCTTCTCTTAATATCTGCATACCCTGTACCCGACTGACGAGCATTCTCCTTCTGTATCTGATAGTTGTAGCTATAAAAATAGTCATCGAATATATCTAGCTGTGCCTGCTTTGCAAATAGATTGAAATCAGATGGAGAGATATATCCGTAATTGTTTTTATTAAGAATAGATAGAACGGTATTTCTAACTGAGTTTATCATCTTTTATTTTCTTTACACAAAGATAAGCAAAAAAAAAGAGGGCTCGTAAAAGCCCTCCGTTTCATAGCTTGGAGTTAAGTCTTTAAGCATTAAGGATGCTTGTTACTGCTTTTGGTAGAACAACCTCAAAGTAGGCTTTCTGCCAAGAAGTAGCAATAGCAGTTTGAATAGCACTTAAAATCTCTTCATAAACATCAGCACCAACCTGATTTGCAGTAATAACTGTAGTTGTAGTACCATCGAAGTAATCAATAGTTACATCTGAGGATGTAGCATTTGCTGTTCCAATAGCTTTGATTCCATTGATAGAAATTAGCTGACCTGTTACGGGAGCGTTTGTGACTTTTAAAAATTTTTCCATTTGTAAAAAGTATTAATGGGTTAATAATACCACAAAGATACATAAAAAAAAGGGACCCTATTAGAGTCCCTTCTTGTTTGAGTATGAATCAAACTTTCGTTATGAGGATTACAAATGTACAAATAATATGCCAACTATGCAAATCATAGTAGCTTCTCTAAGAATTTTAATGCATCAATACCCTCATCGCTTTGGAAGTAGCTGACAACCGTCATGTATGGGTCGTCACCAAAGGGTACGTTAAGCATCTTCTTTTTATTTGTCGTGGTACTGAACCATACCTCCTTCTGATTCTTTCTAAATTGAAGTAGTCCTACCTCAAAAAATCTTCTCGATGTAGCCTGTAGCTTTAGCTCAGGGTCTCTTACTACGTCTAAGAAGTCCTCAGGGTAGTTACGAGCATACAGGAGAACATCTCTCTTCATCTCTGCTGTTGAAACCTTAGAGGTGTCTATACCAAAGATTACTGAAGCAATATTCTCAAGCTGTCCTAAACTTAATTGACGTGCCTCGATAAGTGCGTCAACCTCTAAGTTTAAAATCTCTACATCCTCAGATGCATCCTTCTCATCATTAACCTCCATGAATGACTTTCCATACATAGGGTGGTGGTGTAAGAACTGCTGTAATACTTGGTTTCTTTTTTCTACATGAAGGAATCCATCTTCAAATATAATAGGTTCTACAATGGCGTTGCCGTCCTGCTCATCCTCGAAGGGAGTCTTCTGATTGATAGCATATCGAAGAGGTCGGTTTATACCCTTGTCTTCATCAAACCATAGTAGTGGATATCTTTTTGTGTTGCGAGATGGTAACATAAATGTTAACGGTGCAACATCTCTTGTGAGCCGATAGCTCTTGCTTGTGTATTTTTCTTTTGTTTTCATTAGATATAATTAAATTTTAAAAAATAGGGAGTGCCCTAAGACACTCCCTGTATGGTGTCAACCTATTCTTACTCTTGGAATAAGAAGAAGTTGTTAGCTCCTAGAGTACATACCGCTCTCTCAGAAAGGAAGTTAACCTCCATTGCATCTAAGTCAGAAGTACGAGCCCCTCCTGCAGAACCTGTAATCCAAGTCTTGTATCGTCTGTCTTCAGTCTCTGAAGCTCTGTAACGTACATGAAGGAATGGACGCTTAGCGTTCTTTCCAAGGATTTGGTCATACACAGTAGTGGAACCTGCAGGTACTAATAGTCCGTTTACACGTCCTGAACCTGCTCCTGTTGGTAAACCACCTCTCATTGTTGGGTCGTTTAGGTATTTCCAATCAGACTTGTAGAAGTCATAACCTCTACGGAATCCTGTGAAACCTAAGTTAAGTGCCATCTCTTCGTCATTGTCAAACAATCCGTAAGATGTACCACCCGCTCCATAAGAGTTCTGAGCTGCTAACATATCGTCAATATCGAAACCGAACTGACGGTCTAAGAAGATTACATTCTCCTCGATAGAACCTTGCTTGTCAAGACGTGAGATGATAGCATCAAAGTCTGCCAAAGCTACAGGGTTTCCACCTGACCATACGTTACCCCTGTTCTCTACAGAATAGAAGATACCCTCTGAACCTTTGAAGCTCTGCCCAATTGCACCTGAACCTGCCTCTGCAGGAACAGCCTCAATCATTGCTGTCTCAAGGTAGTCGTCAAAACGTAGACGAGTCTCGTGCTCAGACTTCAGGTACCATAGGTATCCGTTAGCCCCGTTCTCAGTTGTTACCTCAATCCATCCAATCTGTGCCATATCAGAACCTGATACCGCATACTTGTCTTTCAAGATGATTGGAGAGTTGTCAAGGATGATGTCGTCAGCCTCTAAAGACCCCTGCATTCCTACTGTTCCTTTCTTGAACTCAGAACCGTAGATGAATACTGATACATCATCACTAGTTGTTCCTGAACCTCCTGTGAAACCTGCTGCCTCATAGAAGGCTACAGTGAAGGTGTTCGCTGTTGGGACCGCTGTTACGATACCCTTGTTACTTCCACTTCCGTCATTCTTAACAATCATAACCGTCTGTCCTATTCGGATAGCGATTGATGGTGTGCCTAATGCTCCTGCTGTTGAACCTGCAGGTGCTAGGTCGTCATTTACCGTAAAGGTAGCTGTAGGCTGTGCTACTACTGCTAATAAACCTACTTTTGTGTACTTCGTGTGTAATCTTCCCTGCTCTGCCCATTTGATAAGGTCTGAGTTAGAAGGCATCTCTGCTCCTACTAATCGTAGGAAGGATGCGATTGTTCTATTACCATAACGCTCAAATTCTTTCTCGTAAGTATCAGGAAGATACTGATTCAAGAAGTTGAAGTCGGTAATGTAGTTTGTTGCTGTGGGAATCTGCGTTGCAGATGGCTGCAAGTCAAATCCCGGTGTTGCGTCTACTGCCATTTTCTTTTTCTTTTTTTAAAATTATTTTTTCTTTAAACTTCTAATTTTCAAGCCTTTACCTGAATCAGGATTTATTGCTCGAATCTGCATACCCCCCTTGTTTGTTACCTCAGGTGCTTTACGCTCAGACATATTAATGTTTTTCATCTTGCGTGTAACATCCTCAGTAGCCGAAGCCTTACCCTGCTCGTAAAAGAACTGAGCAAACTTCTCAGGGTTTGATGCGACTGCTATCGCCTTATGGTATCCTTGGGCATCGGAGATTAAACCGTCCTCAGTCATAAACTTATTTATAAAGTTCATTACATTAGACTGCTCCTTCTTCATTGCGTCCACGGACTGCGGTGAATATAGAACTGCGTTACCGTCAACAGAGAACTCAAAACCTTTGAACTCTCCTCCAAAGACCTCATCGGTCTTTTCAGTAAACCACTGTCTTCTACGCTCACCCTCTACCTTTTGGGTGTCAGCAGATTTTATATATTGCTCGTAAGCCTCAAGCTTTTCAGTATCGACTTGTGAACCCTCGCTAGCCCTTGACTCAAGTGGCTGCTTGTATTGTTCCTTCATCTCATTGAAGTAGCTCTTTGCTTTTGCAATCTCTTTTTTCTTTGCTAGCTTGATTTTTTTGATATCCGACTCGGCATCTATATCCTCGTCATAGTCAAACTCATCTAACATAATCTCTATGTCCTCATCATCCAACCCATTCTCTGTGGCTTTATAATAAGACTCTAGCAAATCATCAGGGTGCATCTCATCGAAGTCTTGCTGTAACTTAACAAAGTCTTCAAATCCACGCCCCGTCTCTTGTTTGTATTTTAGATATGAAGCTACGTCCTCAGGTAGTTCCTCTGAAGACTCTCGCTCAGAAACCAACTCATCGAATGAGTTAATCTCTCTGCCATATCTTTTTCCAATATATGAAAGAACGTCTTCCTCACTTAACTCTGAGGATTCTGTTTGTGCTTCGCCTTCCGGCTGTACACTCTCTTGCTCTTCTGTGGTGGTGGCACTCTCAGTGCTTTGCTCCACTCCTTCCATGTCAGTTTCTCCTGCTTCATTGTTTAATGACTCTTCATGCTTCTCAAGCAATTCCTTCTCTACTTCTTGTACAGACTTAGAGTCAGGAGATTCTACCGCTTTTACTTTAATTTCCATTTGATTTAATTTTTACAAAGTTAGTTATTTTTTTTAACGATTTTATCTAGGCTCGAACTCTGCCATATCAAAGCCATCTAAGCTGTCCTCGTTAGACTCAAAGGTCTGTGGAGGCAGGTTGTTCTTTCTTTGATTGATGAGCTTGGACTGCTGAGTGTTCTGCTGACTAATTCTTTCAGACTTAGCCTTCTCTCTTTGGTCCTCTCTGTCCTGCAACGCCTCCTCTGAAATTCCTCGTAGCTGCATATTAAAGTCAAACTCCGTCTGCATAAGCTGACGTTTAAGCTCAGCCTCGTTCTTAAGCTTCTCAATCTCAAAGGCAACCTCTGCCTGTTTGATTTGCATCTTAGACTGAGTCTCTGCCTGTATCTTCTGCATAGCCGACTCTGCTGCCATCTGCTGAGACTGTAGCTGTGTCTGCTGCTGCATAGCCTGCTGCTGCATCTGCATCTCTGACTCTCTCTGCTGAAGGGCTTTACGCTTCATCTTCAAGAACTGATTAGCCATCTTGATGTTTCTAATCTCACGAATGTCAATAGCATCCTCAAGATTAATATCATTCTTAGATAGTGCCATCTGAATGTTCTGCTCAAGCTGAGCCTTCTCCTCTTCATCGGGACTAACCTCTATGAATATACCAAAGTCATATAGATATAAATCGGATATCTCTCCAAGTATACTTACATTATACTTACCTATCTGATTTATAAACTCATCCTTAAAGTCTGAATACTCTAATATGTCTGCAATACGATAGGTCAATGACTCAGCAAGTGTTCTATATATATATAGACTACCATCTAGTATATGTCTTGTTGCTGTGTTTGAGTTTAATGCTGCAAGCTTCTGAACACCAACCAAAGAGTTGGGGTCAGGGGTCGAGCCGTCCCTTGCCTCATTCAATCCTGTTACCGCCCTTATCATATCAAGGTAATGGTTGTAGTTGTATATAAGCATCTGAGCCTTGCCTGCTCCTGAGTTAGATGTAAGCTCCTTGATAGGAACCTTACCCTGATTATAGTCTCCCTCCTGAGTGTAGCTTCTGCCTATAACACTACCCGTCTGAAAGTATAACCTTAACGCATCCTCAGGGTTATATGCACTACCTGTGCCAAGGTCAACCTCACTTAGTCCATCAGCGTCAATATACACACCGTCAGGGACAACACGAGATATTACCTGCTGTAGCTTAAGGTGAGTCATCTGAATCAAATCAGCAAAAGGAATCATCCTTCTAACCAATGACTCAATGTTTCCCTTATACATCCTTGGGGCTACTGCAACATAGTTTGGTAAAGCGTGCTGACTTGCAGACTTTGGACGTACCATGTTTCTTGAAAGCTCCCACTTCAGCATAATGTTTGTTCCCATAACCATAACGCCATCGTACCAAACATCAATCGTCTTCTCTATCTTCTCAAACCTACCCTCATCCATCATCTCTTGTGGTGGATTGAATTGGTCATCCTTCTCTATAACCTTTACTCCTCCACCCTCAAGTATCTTTTTCTTATATACAATCTTCTTTGTTGTCTTATAGTTAAAGTACATCAAGGTACAGGTGTCCCTATAGAAGATATCATTGTCATAATACTGAGCTACATTATAGTAGTCGTACCAACTCTGACTGTATTTAGATATCTTCTCAAGGTCTTCTCTAGTTAATGTTGGGTCTATCTTTAATAATTCTGTAAGCGGAAGCGTCTTAATCTCTCCCCAATAGAAGCAGTCCTTAAAGTGTGGGTCCTCGGTGTAGCTATATACCACGTTGGCGGGGTCTACATATGACACCTTAACGCCTGAGCCCGGTAAGAACTCGTTCTTAGCTACGCTAACACCTAACACTGTGAGGTCATAGTCTAGTCTCTTTCTGATATCCTGATAGTGATTCTCTGAGAATATGGTATCAATCGCCTCCTCCTCTGCTATCTCTATAGCAGGCTTGTAGTTTAGATTCATATACAACGCTAGCTCCTCATCATTCTCAGGAAGCTCAGCAGGATTCATTGCGAATGGGTCAACACCCGTCTTCTCCTGTATAGTAAGGAGAACATCTTTCGCTGCCATCTGTCCCTCTATAATGTCTTGATACTTGCTACGCTTTGCCTGTGACAGTGCGTCCTCAGAGTATGCCTTTACCCTAAACAGTCTGTCCGACATTCCGTTAACAACGATGTCTACAAACTTAGGGAGTATAGGAACAGGTGTCCAATCCAAGTTAAGATACGACAGGTCACCGTCTACAGCTAGCTCTGTTTTGTACTTTGCAATAGACTGCTCTCCCCTTGCATATAGCCTTAGTCTATGAAAATCCCTCATCTGACTATAATACCTACAAGAGCTCCCGTCTCGTTTAAACCATTCATACTGAATGGCTTGACCTACCTGTAATCCAAATTCTTCCGTTGCCTTTTCAGCGTCAGATACAAATTGACTTGGGAATCCTGCAGATGAAATGTTTACGTTTACCTCTTTCATCTTTTAATTAATTCACTTATTGTTCCTTTATTACTATACCTTGCAAAGTTAATACTTATTTTCGACTCTTTTTTCTCAGGCAGGTATGCGTTCTTTTGCGTAGCCATTACCGCTAGCCCTGAGCTTATCGTTGCATCATACTTTGTCCTGTTGCTGATATCAAACTTTGCCCAATCCTCAAGCGTTCTAGTGAACATCATAGACCCCATATCGTCCATGTCCCTATACGCACCACTAAAATCTAGTCCCACATACTTCTCTATGTACGACTCAATAGCTGAGGCGTGAGACTGCTTAACATCCTCACTTGAGTTAGGTATACCCCCGAGCTCTTTCTCTGTCCTAGAGAGCTTGTTATACTGCTTGTCGGGTCTATTGATACTAAACCCCCTGTACCCCCTGTTCTTAAAGTGATACAGTAGCCTAGGCTTATTGTTCTCTACAAGTATTGGCATACCATAGAACACGCAAGCCATCAGTACCTCCTCAAAGAATATCTCTGCGGTCTGCGGTCTAGCCACATACTCTAAGAAAAATTCATTAGAGGGGGCTTCATCCATATTGAATTTAGTCAATCCATGCAAAGCTCCGTTAGAACCACCCCCTCCTACTGTTCCTGAAATATCATATGAGTCACAGCCAAATGCTCCGATATGCTCGTTGCCGGGATACTTAACCCCTCGCTTATCTATAACCGCATTCTGTAAACCCTTGTTCGGTGTCCAACTAACCAAGAACCTTCCCCTCTTGTCAGGACTCCATATCACCTTACTGTCCTTTATACCGTCCTTCCAATGAAAGCTACCCCGTGTTAGGTGATGCTCTCTTATTAGTGAGTCGTTATAATCTATCTGCTGATATATCTTTGTTAGATTAAACAGTGACTGCTTACTCTCATCTCTGAAGGCATGAGACTCTGTGCGTGGGAACTGACGGTAGAACTCGTTCAATGCGTCAGGGTCATTCTTTAATGAATCAACCTCAGCCTCCCAATAGTCAATAGCACCGTTATCAATCATCTCACCGTCCACACCAAGTATCGGTTTAGTCGGTTTTCTTAGTACAGGCATTCCATACCTATCAATAAAACCCTCCATGTTCCATTCCATAGGAATAAACAAATTGTATAACCCGCTCTTAGTCTGACCGTTAGCGTTTCTCTTCATTGGATTAGAGTCGTTGTATAACTTCTTAAACTCCTCCCCACCCTTATTCAATGCGTTTGAGGTTGAGCCCATCATACACTTGCCTATAATCTTGCTACCCAACCTAAGACAGGTCTTTGTAACCCGCCAATTGTTTAGTATATTATTAGGCTTCAGCCACTTACCACTCTCGTCATGTACCAATAGCAACAGCTTCTCACCGTCATAGCTGTTGTCGTCTGTGTTCTTCCAATCTATTGTGGTGTCAAGTCCCTCCATCTCCATATCGTCAATGGTAGACATATTTTTCTTTGTAATCTTTGATGCCGGTATCCTAAAGGCAAGCTCGGTCTTCGGCTTATCCATACCGTCCTGTATCGGTTTAAAGAAGAATGGTAGACGCTGAGATATAGGCACAACCTTATCGGTAAACATCTTCTTAGCATCACTACCCGTCTTTGATAGTATACCTACCCGTGAGTCTTTTGCTAATGTACCTGTATTGACACACTCCGAGGAGGACATAAACGAGAATCCTGAACGTCTAATCTTTAAATAGTCTAATCCAAAGCATCTCTTGTCTGCCTTACACGCCTCCCAATATATGTATAGTATCCTATTAGCCTCCCTAAAGTCAGGGTATCCAATATCAATATTTGTCCACTGAAGGTACATATAATGTGCTCCTGTAATATATGTCTTTATCCCGTTATTAATAAACCAATATCCCTCCTCCCTTCTATCAAACTCCTCCTCGATATAGTCTACCCAACGATTCTTAAACGCTGAAGGCATATCATTCCATTGGAATATTGACTGAATCTTATCAAGCTCTTTAGAGATATCCTTACGCTCCCAATAATCTTTTCCTTTTGATATTTTATCAGGGGCTAAGGGTAAGGCAATGCGGAGTCCATTTATGCTCACAACATCTCCTATCTGTCCTGACTTGGATATTACTACAGCATCGTACTTGTCATTATATCCATAGGTCCAACTCTTTACCCTGTTCTTATTCTTTACCACCTTTGATGGTATGTAGTCCTTTAGAACACTGTATAAGTTATTTTGACCTTCTCTCTGCAAATCCTTGTTTTGTATCTATCTTTGTTACCCCACGCTCTGAGACCTCTATATTCTGTTTCTCACCCTCTATCTTTGAGAGTATCTCGAATGCATCAAATATAGCTAACTTTTTTGTAGCAGCAGCATTCTTTAATCTATCTGCCGCTAGCTCATCGTCAGGGTCAGGCTTTATAATGTCCTCCTTAGCAACCTTTATAAGCTGCTCAACTGCCTGCATACCCGCCTGTATTATTCTGAGTTTAATATCCTTTGTCTCCATTATAGTTTTATTGTTACCTGATGGTCATACATACGATAAAGCTTCTCACCATCAACATCAAACTCATACTCGCTGTCAGGCTTAAAGCATACAGTGTCTCCTGAACTTATCCCTTTTGACTTTAAGTATTCATTGGGATACACCATCTCTCCCATCAATGGCTCTTCAGAGAACGGCTTAAACATATAGGATTCCTCTGCAGGAATTGGCTTAACAAAGCAGTATCTATCGTATGAGTTCCACTCACCATTGTGTTTGTACATAAAGAACTGCTCCTCATCTATAAAGAACAGGTCGTCTTTAAAGAAGCTCTTTCCACTCTGCCTCCTTCCCTTCATGTCGTTGTAAAACTTAAATACGTTGTGGTGTACCAACAGCGTGTCACCAACCTCGATTGGTCCTGTATATCCTATTGGTGTCTCAATGACTGTAGCATAGCGACTAGAGGACTTGTGGTCCTCCTCAGAGGTGCTTGTAATAAACTCAATCCCTCCTATCTGTTTTGTGTTGTTGTATCGCTTGCCGTTCTTTGATTTTGTTATAAAGTAAAACGGTGACTTCATTTAAAAATTTATATTGTATTCAATTGAAATTGGCATTGTTCGGGTGAACTCCTTCCAAAGCATCACCTCGTCTTCCTGCTGAATCCATATCTTAATAGACTCATTCTCAGGATAAAATTTTATTAGATGTATTGTGTACTTAGACCCTAATATCTCCTGACCCACAATGTAATGCATGGCACTACTTTTGTAGTCGGGTCCTATAGATATCTTTCTAATGTCCATTACACTACGATTCTAAGCTCTCCTGCTGCTGTCTTGTACACATCATTAACAAGAAGGTCTCCTGCTAATGCCGCTGCATTGTCAGCAAATGTTCTTAGCTGTGGCAGTTTAAAAAGCCCTGTGGATATATCTGTCTTGCCCGCAAAGGTTGCTGCTCCTTGAGCTATGTCCTCCTCGGTGTATGTTAATCGAAGACTCTCTGATGCTTGACCTGCAGTTCCTCCAAATAAAACACTTGATGGTGTAATGTTAGGAAGAGCATTGGCTCTACCTATTGCAGTAACCTCAATTACCCCATCCGTTCCTGAGTTTCTTGATACTATACCTATGTTCTGAATAAGTGCCGTTCCTGTTGGAGCCGTCTTAGTAAGCCCACCTCCTGATGCGATATATAATATATCCCCTACGCTTGGGGAGGGAACTAATGATGACAGGTCTATGTCTGTTAATGTTCCTATAGATACTGCTGTTCCATTATCATTCATTGCGTATACTGCGTCTGCAATACCTATTGCGGGCATCGTTGATGCTGACGCTGAGTCTGCTTTTGATACCTCTAATCTTGACTGACCTACGTTGTATCCTGATATATACAATGGGTCTCCTTTAGCTACCGCCTCAGTATATCTTACAGATAGAGAAAGCTTTCCTACTGACGGGTTTCCCCAAGAGACCGCTGCTCCTGTAGACAGCAGAGATTGTCCGCTTGTTCCTAAACCTCCGGCTGCATCAAGAAGCCCTGAGTTGATTCTCAAAGAGCCTCCAAGAATCATTGCTGTCGTTGAGGTGTTACCTGCGAGAAGTGCATCCTCCAATGTTATATTCCCCTCAAACAAAGCCAATAGGTCGCTAACTAAGAAGTTCTTAGTTGCATTAGCGGGTGTCGCTCCTACTGAGGTTCCTATTAATTTGTCCGATAGTGTTACCGGACTTGCATTGTTGTATGTACTTATCTTTGACATCTTATTCTTTTTTCTCCGTTACCTCTCCTGTCTGAATGTTAATTACAGAATCCGCTCCGTATTTTTCTATTAGTTCTTTTTCGTGTTTAGCGAAGTGCTCCTTTAGGTTCTCAATACCTTTAAGTATTGAATGCTTCTGTAGCTCTACATCAGCTAAAGACACCTTAGCCTTGTTAAAATCTTCGTGCAGTCCCTGCAGAAGTGTTAACTCGTTATCATTTAATTTCATTTTATTGTATTTTATACAAAGATAGGAATTATTTCTTTCTTGTTTTCTCCCACGTTCTTCCGCCAAAGTATGCAGCGATAACCGTAAGAAGCAATACCTCTAACAGGCTCACCCAATTATCCTCAACCTTGAAGTTTATAAACCCTGCATCAATAAATATCAACAGCATGGTGTTAACAATTAAAAATATTAGGACCATAGGTCTAACATTCTTTGACAGCCAAGAGTCTGAACGCATATCTGTACGCCACCTCTCGGTAACATTCTTCTGCATATCAGCCTCGGCACTGATAAAAATCTCTGCCATCTCTTTCTCAAACTGAGCCTTTTCGTCTTTTGTTCTTACGAACCTGTCAACAAGTCCACCAACCTGCTCGGCAACCCCTGTGCCTTTACCAAATAATCGTGCTAAAATTTCTTTCATTCGTTCTCTATTTTATTTATCATTTCAATATGTATCTTGGCAATCCTGTCTCTACCGCTCTCACTCATTAGGAGATTACATTCCCTCTCGTTTGTCATAAAGAAGTTCTCAGACAGTATCGCAGGCATGGCTGTGTGTATCAACACATAGAAGTTTGCCTCCTTGTCAACGTCTCCGTCAGAGTATGTGTCCTTACGCATATTGTAGTTAGGAAACTCTCTCTCCGCCTCGTTGAATAATACCGTAGCAATGTCGTCAGACTTGGTCTCACCCTCAGAGGTATACACCTCCCATCCATTTGCCGACTCGCTTGAGTATCCATTTGCGTGAACGCTTACATATATACAGGGCTTCTCAGACTCTCGGTATATCTCATTTGCTTTCTTTGTTCTCTCTGATAAAGGAACGTCCTCCTGTGTGTCCACAAGATTCACATAGTCAATGTTTTCAATCTTACAGTAGTCAACAAGCCTATCTACAATAGCCCTATTAAACTCTCCCTCAAAAAGCTGAGAGCCATCTGACCATATAGGGCTACGCTTCCCCGGTGTCTGATATACACCATCAATTATTCCACCGTGTCCATTGTCAAATATCCATAGGTACTTTGACTTAGATGGTAGCGGCTGTCTACAGCATTTACAAATCATAATTATTTTTGAAGTTCATAGAGACGCTCTTCCATTGTATTTAGCTGTCCCTTAATATGTTTTATCTCTGACTTAATAAACTCAATCTCGCTTGAGGTCTTTATTATTGCAGAGTCAACCTGAGTGTCTCTTGGAGGAAGTAACTTAGCTTCTTCAACCTCAGCATGAAGCTTGAAGTACATACTAACAAACGTAGCTACAAGACCGATTATGAATATAAAGTTTCGTGGTGATAGATTTATCTTCGTGTCTTCGCTGAGTCCCATTTGTTATTTTATATCTTACATTTATATTGTGAGATGACGTACTGTAAAATCTTACCAAAGTGCAATTATTCCTGAAGCTGTTGTTGATGTAGCTTTTACTCTTGTTACCTGAACGGGAATAAAAGAACCCGCCAAGACACCTGTGAATGTAACCTCATCACCACCTGCAGTAATAACATCAACATCTCCTGCAACCCCAACGTAAAGCACTGCACCGTTATTTGGAATGTCGGGGGTGTTATATAAGGTATATGCTCTTGATGTTCCAACCGCAGTCGTAACACTAAGCTGAGTAGCACTATCTACTGCTGTTACGGTTGCAACTATAGGACCTCCTGAGTATATTATATCTCCTCTCTTTACACCTGCTGCAATAAAATCTTGAGTAGTGTCAATAAGTTTTCCTGCTGCTGCTCCTGTAGTTGTGCTGCTAATACCTGCTCCTGCCGGATTTGGAATATCTATAGTGTCACTTGTATATACTACTAATGCTCTACTTGCTTGTAATTTTTGGTAAGCCATCTCTATCTTTTATTATATCTACAAAGATAGTATTATTTTTTTATATGTATAAATACTTAACCGAACTGCTCGATGAGCATATATGAGATGTATAGAAGTATCATAGCACCTACAGCCTTTACCCAAACCTCAGGAGCGTAGAACATTGTACACGCTGCAAAGTACCCTGACGCATAGTAGAGTACAGCTAATATATTCTGATGAGAGTTATTATCACGTTGGGACATCTGTAGAAGGTTGAGCGGGAGGTGCAGGAATAGTTGTAGACGTGCCATCATTGCCACCGCTACCTTGGTCAGTTAATGTCCACTGCCCTCCTGCGTAGTTAGCAGCTTCTCCCATTCTCCACCACGTTGTAGGTGCAGTTAATCCGTTGTTGTTTAGGTCTGTGGGTTCTCCGTTGTTGTATATGGTTGCTACGTCATTTCTTAAGTCTGTACCACTCCAAATGGATACCTCATCTATCAATCCTGTAAATGGTAATAAACTACTAACATCACGAGCTCCTATTCTTAATCCTCCTCCGCTTGTATTAATAGATGTTTGATTCATTGAGTCTGCACTTGTAGCATCAACACCATTAATAAATATTTTACCCCTTGAACCCGATGACAATGCAAAGTCTAAACAAAAAGATATATGAGTCCAAACATTTAAAGTTATACTTGAGTTTGCAGTTCTTGTATCTCTTCCGTTGCCTGTATGCGTTCTAATAATTATGTATTTGCTACTATGAAAAACGACGCGAAATTGCTCTGTGCTTCCGCTATCTTTAATTGAGGCAATAACGCTTGTAGTTGAGATTGTCGGTTTAATCCAACAAGAAAAAGTCATTTTTGTTTGACCGTCTAACTCTGAGTAAGTAGAAACTGATTCTATATAGTCACTATTCCCATCAAAGGTAAATGAGTTTACGTTCTCAAAGGATGAGCCTTGAACATTTAGTATGGAACGGTAGTTGCTTGACATTACGCAGGCTGTACAATCCAATACTCAACTCTCGTGCCACCACACCACTCGGCATAGATTACATTAAGAGCTGTTGTGCTGTATGTACCTGAGCCCATAAGGACCCATCCCGCAGGGACTGTCGGTGCTGAACCCTCTTCGTGGTAAAGCTTCTGAACGATTCCCAACTGAGCACCCGTAAGGTCGTTGGTGATGTTCCCTGTTCCTGCTGAGGCTGAGGTGTTGTATATCTCGTTCTCTGCGAATGACACCTCTACACCTGTAGCGGCTGTAGCACTCTGTGCCCCCGACTGAAAGTCAGCGTATGTGTATATCGTTCTTGCACTGTTAGTCTGAGAAGAACCTCTCTCTGTTAAGTCTTGTGTGGATGCTATCCCTACAAACTGTTCGTTACTTGGAATTGTTGGCATTGTCTTTTATTTTATACAAAGATAATAATTTTTATGTTGGTACGTCAGTAGAGGGTTGAGCAGGTGGTGCAGGTAAGGTTGTAGATGTACCGTCATTGCCTCCTGAACCTTGGTCTGTTAGCGTCCAAGTACCACCTGAATAGTTAGCTGCCTCTCCCATTCTCCACCAAGATAAAGGAGGATTACTTAAATCATTCAAGTTGTTAGGTACACCGCTATTGTAAATGCTTGTCACATCACTTTCAGAAAGTTCTGAATTGAATAATGAGACTTCGTCTACTTTTCCCAACCAATTGCCATTAAATTTATCTGCTCTTGCTATTTTAAAGTTATTTGTGCCACTTGGCGAAGTTGTTGGTATTGTACCCACAAAGTTTAAAGTAACTTCAGTTTCATTAATATAGCATTTCAATTTATCTGCATTTGTTAGTCCACTTCCATTGTAAACAATAATAATATTAAACCAAGTATCTGCACTTAAAAAATTAGAATAATCAAAATATCCATAATAATTATTTGTTTTTTGAAATTGGATATAGATATTTCCGTCTGTATATGTATAAACTCCAAACCAATTAGAACTATCCACAAAAAACTCCATTAGAGGTCTAAATTGGTCAATAGTTGTTTGTTTGTACCAACCACTATAAGTAAAAGCAGAAGCATTATTTAATTCTGCAATATATCCAACATCTACATAGTCAGTATTACCATCAAAGGTAAATGAGTTGGTAGATGCAAAGGACGAGCCTTGAGCGTTTAATATGGAACGGTAGTTGCTTGACATACTACTCTTCTATTGGTGGTTCAGGTTCGCTCCAAGCAGGTGTCTGCATCAGTGCGTTGCAGTCAGCCCAACTTAGTATCGATGCAGGGACTACGTCTCCGTCCTCAATAAAGTGTGGTGTATGTTGCTCGTCCCATTTAATTAGGAACTGTGAGCCGTCAAGTGAGTATCTTAATGCTGTAGGACTTGTGGGATATATATCCTCATCAAAGTCTACGTTAGCCAAGTCAACAGTGTTGATTACTCCGTACTTAAAATCTTGTGGGTATATGTGTGACATTATATCTTTTTTTACAAAGATAATAATTTTTATGTTGGCACGTCAGTAGATGGTTGAGCAGGTGGTGCGGGTAAAGTGTTTGAGAATCCATTGTTACCTCCCGAGCCTTGGTCGGTTAAGACCCACTCTCTTCCTGTATAGTTAGCTTCCTCTCCCATTCGCCACCAAGACAAAGGTGGATTACTTAAATCATTCAAGTTGTTAGGTACACCACCATTGTATATGCTTGTCACTTCGCTTTGTGTTAATGCCGTATTGAAAATGCTTGTTTCATCAATATTGCCTTGAAATGCAAGTTCTGACGATGAATAAGACCTACGACCAATATTTATAGGCGTATAAATGTTTGCTTTCATATTCCCCACACCATTAGCCGTACCCTCTAAAACACCATCTACATATACTTTAATA